GGAGACGCCTTAGTTGAAGGCGATAGCTGGTACGTGCAGTCTACTGATCAGCTCTATCTGTGGATCAGCGGAGCGTGGGAAGAGATTAAGGACGGCGCTGGTATTGGCGGTGTCGTAAGCTCCTTCTGGAAATTCAAGGACAACGAGAGCGTTGGCTGGGATGACGGCAAATTCCGTGTAAACAGCCATCAGGGCAAGACCGACTGGTCTTTGACTACTGAAATCTACCTTGCGTACAAAAACGATGACGGCGACAATACCAAGAACTACATTCTTCAGCTGATCAAGCCAGGCCAGTTGGCCTACATACAGCGCAGGGACAGGCCTGATGCTTACGCCATCTTTGAGGTTCAAGCTGCTCCTGTGGATTCCGACCCTAAAGGCGCAACTGTCAGTGTTTCTTTCGTCACGCAAGGCTCCAATATCTCTGATATTACTAACGACAAGCTTTGTGGCATATCATTCTCGCTTGTAAGCGGCAGTAGTGGCGCCACAACCCTGGCTGGGTTGACGGACACGAACGTCGTAGCGCCTTCCAACGCTGATCTCCTGGTCTACAGGAACGGCTTCTGGACTTCCGAGACGCCTGCCACGACTTGCGACTACACTGTATCCGATGGCGGCGACTTTGACACTGGTGCCGCGCAGGAGACGGGCTGTGACGGCATTGGCATTGTTGGCGTAGTTGAGCTGAATGATCTGTCTGATGTAGACACTTCTGGCGTAGCGGAGGGCGAGGCACTCGTCTGGGACGGCACTCAATGGGTCGCTGGGACGGGGCCTGAGCCTGGGACCCTGTACGACACTTCCTTCAGATACACGACAGACACCGCCCTGACTCCAGGGGGAGGCAATGTCCAGTTTGATTCAACCACCTATTCCAGTGTTACTACGATCGCCTTCAGCAAGCTGGACAGGCAGGGAAGGGATACGAGTGAATTCCTGAACGACATTGTAACAGAGGGCTTCAAGGTTTATTTTGAGCAAGAAGGGGACGCTACCAGAGGGGTTCTGTTCCAAATCAGCGGTCCTCCTACGGACTTCCCTGGACACGTAAGATTCCCCGTCACCCTGGTCTCAGAGACTGGGCTGAAGTTACAGAGCGCGAGTATCGCAATCACTCAGTTTGAGTCGACGCCACCTGCTTTTGGCGTCAGCGACTTGGCCGATTTCGATGGAACTCTGCTCGAAGAGGGGGCTACTCTAGTTTGGGATACGGTCAATCAGATCTTCAAGCAGGCGCAGGCAGGGGCTGATGGTATTACTTCGGCTGCCTATAAGTACAAAAACACGCTGACAGGCAACCCCTCTAATGGTCACATCGCTTTGGACAGCGCTGACCCTACTCTTGCTACCGAGATTCGAGTCCATAAGACTACAACTAACGGTGTCGACCTTTCTGCTGTGTTCAGCATGGGCCTGGGACTAGCGCAGGGCCTCTATATTCAGCGCAAGGACGATGCCTCCGAAGCTCACGCCTATCGCACAACGGGCCCAGCTGTTGATCAGGGTGATTACATTGCAGTGCCGATCGAGCATGTAGGCGGCACGGGCACGTTTACCAACAACAAAGTCATGGTGATCGGGGTTTACGCCAGATCCGAAGCTCACAGAATCAGCCCAGTGCCTGCTCCAGCAACATCCACCTCTGACGGTGTCGAGGGCGAGGTCAGGTACGATGCAAACTACTTCTATATCTGCATCGCGACCAACACTTGGCGCCGCTTCACTCTCGAAACTTGGTGATCGGCAAACTAACCTAGCGCTCCAGACGGCATGCCGACCCCTACTTCACGCAGTAAAATCCTGCCCGCAAGGGGGTCGAAGGCTAACCTCGACGCGGCATTAGCTGCGGGTGACCTGCTTGAGGGGGAGCTTTGCTATGCGAAGGACGAGGACGCACTATATCAAGTTGAAGCAGGGGTGCTGGTAAAGGCTGGGGGAGGTGGTGATGTCGAGGAGGCCCCGCAGGACGGTAGTTACTACGTCAGACAAAACGCAACCTGGCAGCCGACTACAAGCTCTTCCATCTCTTACAACCTAAGCCAGAACCAGCTGTCAGACCTTGGCGATACAGCTATTTCTGGAGCGCAACCTGGTGAAGCCTTGATCTGGAATGGTGTCGCCTGGGCAAACGGGGGAGACTTCACTGGCGGGAGCTTCTAGGAATACTAACGCAGATCTGCCTACCGAAGAAAGATGTCCAACGCGATTCGCATTAAGAAGAGGGCTGCGGGTGGAGCTGCAGGCGCACCAGCGGCTCTTCGGTCGAGCGAATTGGCTTTCAACGAGCAGGATTCGACACTCTACTACGGCTTTGGTGACGATGGTAGCGCTAACGCTACTTCTGTCATCTCTATCGCTGGTGCTGGCTCTTTTGTTACGCTAAGCACGACGCAGACGATCAGCGGGGATAAAACCTTCACGGGCTCCGTAGACCTGACTGGCGCTACAGCCACTGCTGCAACGCAGGTAGCTGGAACGAATAACACTTCGATCGCCACGACTGCTTTCGTTACTGCTGCGATTCAAGGTGCTGGCGGATACGTTGACCCCCTGACCACCAATGGTGACATCGTCATCCGCTCTGGTGGTTCCACTACCCGCTTGGGAATTGGCTCTACTGGTCAGGTGCTGACCGTCGTAGGCGGTCTCCCAGCCTGGGCAGACACTGCTAACGCTGGCACTCTGAACATCGCTGCTGATGGAGCGTTCAGCGGCAGTGTGGATCTTGACACTCAGACCTTCAGTGTATTGGGTGGTAACGGAATTACAACCTCTGGCTCGGGTCAGACGATAACCGTCAGCCTGGACAACACAGCAGTAACACCTGGATCCTACGGTGCTGCGGGAAGTGTGTCCACCTTCACTGTTGACGCTCAAGGGCGGCTGACGGCGGCAGGCAGCACAGCCATCAGTATCACGGAGTCTCAGATTTCTGACCTCGGAAATTATCTGACGAGCGTTGCTCTCAATGATCTGACAGATGTAACCATCACAGCCGCAGCAGCGGGCGAGTTCCTTCGTTACAACGGTTCAGCCTGGGTTGACACCACCTTGTCTGCTGGTGACATCCCTGACCTCGATGCTTCAAAGATCACGAGTGGCACGTTTGCCGATGCTCGGATTGCTGAAAGCAACGTCACACAGCATGAAGGGGCTCTTAGTATCACAGAGAGTCAAATTTCTGACCTTGATAACTATGTAAGCAAGACGGCCACTGGCACTGAGTCAATGGCTGGATCTCTCACGATTGCTGGAGATCTCACCGTCAACGGTACCACTACGACCATCAATACGAGTGAGGTGCTGGTCGAGGACAAAAACATCGTCCTGGGCAACGTTACATCGCCCACCGACGCGACTGCTGACGGCGGTGGTATCTCACTGCTCGGGGCCACCACCAAGACCTTTAACTGGGTTGACGCTACCGATGCGTGGACTGCTTCTGAGCACATGAATCTTGCGGCTACCAAGGAGTACCGACTGAACGGGGTAACTGTCCTGGGCTACAACGGGGCTACCGAGATCCTTGATAACGTGGAGATCGACGGAGGCACGTTCTGATCCATTCGGCATCCTAGCGGGATCGCGTATATACGCACTACAGGATCAGCCAAATGGCAAACGAAATCAAGCTTAAGCGCTCTGCTACACAGGGTAAAGTTCCGACTACAGCACAGCTAGAGCTGGGAGAACTTGCCCTCAATACCTACGACGGCAAACTTTACATGAAGAAGAACGATGGCTCGGATGCTATCGTTGAAATTGGTGGTGGCGTGGGCGAGTCTGTTACTACGAGCGATTCCGCTCCTGCCAGCCCCGAAGATGGCGACCTGTGGTACCGCACGTCGGATGGACGTATGTACGTGTACTACGACGACGGCGACACATCTCAATGGGTTGACACGAACCCGAACACAACACCCGTCAATGCCCCGTTCGAGCGCACTGGCAACGATGTCACGCTTGTCAATACTGGCGACGATGTAGGTATCGGAACAACGCCTGCGGTCAAGCTTGATGTCAATGGCGAAATTCGTGCATCTACGGGCATCTTGTTCGGCACTGACACTGCAGCCGCCAACACTCTTGATGATTATGAGGAAGGCACCTGGACGCCAGTTGTCGAGGGTGCGGGCACTGCAGGCACCTACACTTACGGTGCTGGGTCAGGGAGTTACACTAAGATCGGC